TGTGTGCAGCATTTTTTAGTGTTTATGGTATTTCAACCCTTTTTGCAGGAGCATTTATTTCCGCTGTAATTATGGCGTCATCTCTTGAAATAGGTAAATTGGTTGGAGTTACATTTCTATATCGTTATTGGACAAAATGTAGGGGATTTTTAAAAGCATATTTAATAAGTGCTATTTTGGTATTAATGCTTATAACGTCATTAGGTATTTTTGGTTATTTATCGGCTGCTTATCAAAAATCTTCCTCAGAATTTAATGTGGCACAAGAAAAGATATCAAATGTACAGGACCAAAAAACCTATTACAAAGATAAAATAGATGTGGCTAAAAAGCGTATTGATGACCTTACTAAACTTCGGGCTTCTCAAGAAACTACAATAAATAACGTGATAGAAAAGAAAGGTCTTTTTTCTTCAAAGTGGAATCAATCATCACAACAACAAACGGTGGATTTAATCTCTGATACTGATAAGAGTATAAAAGAAGAAAATCAAAAAATACAAGAATCTATTGATACTATTCGTGGTATTGACAATCAAATTAATCAGTTAAAATCAACAATAGTAGCAAGAAAAGATATTCAGACTTTTAAATTTGTTGCCGATGCATTAAAATTACCATTGGATACTGTAGCTAGATGGTTTATTTTATGTTTAATTTTTGTATTTGACCCATTGGCAATTTCTTTAGTTTTAGCATACAATGTAGCTGTTTATAGAAAAGAAGATGAATCCGTATATGATAGAAATACAAATAATATTCCAGTATTGTTGAAAAGCGAACCAGAACCTTTGCCACCACCCATATCTCAACCAAAAATTGATTCAGAACCTTTGCCTACTGTCAAAGAGGAACCAAAAGTAGAGAAAATAGAAGAAAAGAAACCTAAATATAATATGCCATTGTGGTATAAACAAATGTTTAAACTTTAATACTTGCCAAAATGAATAACATATATTAAACTCAATTATATTAAAAATTTTGATATTTAATTAGTTATTCAACTATATATGACGCTGATAATCCTTATGTAATTAATGATGAATCAATCTGATATAAATTGTATAGTAGAACTATTAAGTAAAGCCATAAAACAAAATGATTGGGATGCCGTGGCAGAAGCTCTTGAATATATTCAAGAATTTCAAGATGACCCCCAATATGAAGAAGAATAACATATGTTAATTTCTTTAGTTATATTGTTGTTAATATTATTAATAGTATCTGTTGTTTTCAACTTTCTCCTTTTAAAAGCAGGTGAACGACAACTTGTAATAAATGAATTGTATATAAGCTGGATATCTGAATGGAGAATACAAGTTCTAAAGACTTGGGCACATATGAAAATGCTTGATGATAAGCAAATGTTTGAAAAAGACGATGAAGTTGGCATTGTATTTCAAGATATGAAAGACCTTATACAGAATCTTAATAATAGAACTGAAGAAACCATAGAAGAAGAAGGAGAATAAAATTTTCTATGAAGAAGAAAAAAACCCTGAAGCATAGTCATGTCCATAAATTCAATAAGAAGAATAGAAAACTAAGAAAAAAAACTATTCATCGAAAAAAAAGAGTTGTTCGTCATTATAGAAGAAAGGTGATGCGCCGATATCATAAGAAAAGAGTTATAAAAAATCCTATAATATCATCTGTATCTCCCATTGTAGTAATTACACCACCAAAACGAGGTAAAAGAAGTAGTAACACCTCCATTAGTAAGATGTATTTTACTAAAGATACTGAGGATTCTATTATTAAATATAATAACACAACTGATTCTCAAATTAGAGAAGATATTTACAATACTAAAATTAAACATCCGTTTAAAAAATTAGTTGAGAATATTTTTAATACATTTAAATTTAGTTATTTTGAAATTGGTCCTTTGGATGTTCAAAAAGAAACTGTCGCTCATTTAGTATCAAACATACATAAATTTGAAGCTGGAAAGGGTAAAGCTTTTTCTTATTTTTCAATTATAGCAAAACATTATTTAATTGCGTTAAATAACTCAACTTATAAAAGACGTAACCAACATGTCGAAATAAGTGAAGAGCATGATGAAAATACAGTTCAGCTTCAAACCGAAGATAAACATTATAAAGATGCAGAAATGCATGAATTCATGGAGTTGATGATAAAATTTTGGGAAAATAATGTAGGAAAAATTTTTACCAAACAAAGGGATTTAGATATAGCTAATGCGGTTATTGAATTGTTTAGAAGTTCTGACCGAATAGATGCATTCAATAAAAAAGCTTTATATCTCTATATCCGAGAAATTTCGTCTTGTAAAACCCAGCAAATTACTAAAGTAATCAACAAGATGAAACAATATCAAAATAACATATCCCGTTCTTATCTTAACCAAGGTTCTATAAATACCGAAAATTACATAAAGGTTTAATAAAATACCATACGCCTCTATTTATAGGGTATGGAAACTGATTTTGAATTATTTGAAGGAAAATCCTTCAGGGATTTATGTAGAGATATTGTTACTAATCAAACTCATCGCAAAGAACAAATCGAAATTTTTATTGGAGATTTGCGTCCAATGATTAAAACGGTTAACGATGCTATGCAAGTTGTTCCTCTTATAAAACAATATATTGATGCAGGCATTTCTAATGACGAACATCTTGTAAAATTGGCTCAAATTTGCCAAAGAATTATGGCTATTCAAGCTAATGTTGAAGCCGGTGGTGGTTCTTTTGGTCTTAGTGAAGAAGAAAAAAAAGAATTGATGACTACTATTGATGAGATTAAGAAATCAGATTCGGTTATTGTTAAAACTATTTCTCAAAAGGAATAAGTTATGTCATATTGGAATAGACCTTTTAGTAACTTTGCTCCTTCGTTAGATACAGTATCTCTTTCTGCTGGTATGCGAAAGGGTAAGACTACTGCTGATGAATTTTATGAAATAGAACCTGCTATAGTCTTAGATATAATATTAGACATAAATCATCCTTATTTTAAAGAAAAAAATTATAAATTGATTCCTGACCAATGGCCTGTCTGTATAAATGGAAAACCGCCTCTAAATACCGACCAAGATTATACTTGGGTAGGTAGAGCGCAAGTCAGGCTTCTTTATAGTCAACGTAATGTAGCTAAAGAAGATTTGATATGGGCAATACCTTTGGAATCCAATATATCAGAATATCCTGTATTAAATGAAATTGTTGGTGTAGTATTTTATTTGGGTCAATATTATTATACATGAAAAATTAACATCTTTAATACTCCTAACGCTGATGCTAATTTTAATATGGAATTAGCGTATGGTGGATTTAGAGATAATCCTCAATCTATAATTCAAGGAAATAGAGAATTATTGGTTAATTCTACAGACCCAAAAATTCCGTATATTGGACCACCCTCTAAGTTAAACTCTTTAGGTAGTGTTGGATATGTAGGTGCATTAGGAAGATATTTTTTTTATAATAATAGAATACGATGCCTTAAGAGAAGAGAAGGAGATTTGATTTTTGAAAGTCGTTTTGGGCAGTCTATTCGATTTGCTTCTTATGATGACAACAGAAATAATGATAAAGGTTATAATTCTGATTTCAGTGGATATGCTGATTATAAAGGTAGTGGTATAACCAATCCATATTCTAAAACAGAAGCAGGTGGCGGCAATCCTATGCTTCTTATTCGCAATCGTCAACGACCATTAAATTCAACAAGTGATGATGAGAAAAATGTTGGTGGTTACATGCTAGAAGATATTAATAATGATGGTTCTTCTATACATCTTACATCAGGTGTTACTTTAAGTGCATTTCAAACAACATGCTTAAAGAAAATGTGGGGAATGGGAGAAGAACAATCTAAATTTAACGGTAATACTTTATTTGTATTTCCTAAATTATTAGGTGACCAGATAGTAATAAACAGTGATAGAATTGTTATTTCAGCTAAAAGAAACGAAATGTTTCAATATTCAAAAAAACGAATGGCATTTGTTACGGATGATGAATTTACAGTTGATGCTCAAAATCAAATAGTTATTAACACAAACAATAAAACGGTATTAAATTCCCCGGCTATTTATTTAGGAGAATATAATCAGACTAATGAACCTGTTTTGCTTGGGCAAACATCGGTCAATTGGCTGTATAATTTGTGTAATTGGTTATTGGAACATACCCATTGGTATAAACACAATCATCCGGATGCACAGGGTGGAACAGTGGGTGGCCCAAATCCGGTTCAAACACAAGCATCGGTTCAGATAGCATCTTTGATTGTATTAAGAGATACTTTAAATTTATTAATGAGTAGAAGAGTATTTGTAGTGGGTGGCGGGCTAGCACCGGGTGTGAATGGTGGGACTATTCCAAACGGTGCATCACCTGTAACAATAACCACACCTTCTGGGACTGGAGTTCCGGGCGGATGGGGCGGGTCTAATTATAAAACATAATACATAATATGAAAATAGATGAATTAAGAAAAGCTATTCGACACTTGGTAAGACAAGAAGTTAAAAAAACGGTAGCAGAAGAGGTCAGTAAAGCTATGGGTAAGGTGTTGGTGGAAATGGTAAAGGAAATTAAATCCAATAATCCTTCTAAGATAATTGAAGATGTTGAAGAAGTGCCAGAATCTACTGCTGCTATCATACAAACAAAAAATCCAAAACTTAATTCTGTTTTGGCTGAAACTGCTCGTAATTTCAAACCATTACAGAAAACAACTGATGCATCTTTGATAGAATTGATTGGTGGCGGAATGGCAAAAATAGGTCAAGAGGAAAATATGGAATCAGAACAACCTGCTACTAAAATAGATTTCCTGAAACAAATAGTAGGACAGCCATCAGAAGTAAGTCAACCATCTGCTTTAGATGGCGGAGCTGAAGTTCCTGCTGCTTTAAAGAAGGTTTTCAAAAAGGACTTTAGAGCTATTATGAAAAGGATAGATGAACAGAAAAAGGGAACAGCTAGTGGAGGATATATTGATACTACAAAACTTTTATCTGGATAATTATGGCAACTATAGTCACAAATCCTATATCAGCAGTTCCAATTGGATTAACTTTACCAATTCAAGATGGTAATAGTGGATATTTTGCACAATCGTTTGATACTTTAACACAAGTTAAAACCAATATTACTAATCTTTTAAATACTCGTCAGGGAGAAAAAAGATTTCAACCAACATTTGGAACAAGATTATGGAATTTGGTTTTTGAACAAAACGTAGATACGTTGAAAGACCAAGCAATTAATATAGTGAGTGAAGATATATCATCATGGATACCAAATGTGACGGTTACTAATGTAACTGCTAATTTATTAACAAGTAATCAAATAATAGCAGAAACAGATATTTATATGTTGGAAATTGCTGTGACTTTCATGGTAAATTTAACAAAACAAATTGACACGGTAATAGTAACAATTAATAATGCCTTACAGTAATTTATGGCAACAACAACACAAAAAAGCTTTCAGCCAAATAGTAAAGAAGTAAGATATCTCAATAAGGATTTTTCTCAATTTCGCCAAAATCTTATTAATTTTGCCAAGTATTATTTTCCAAACACTTATGCTGATTTTAATGATGCAGCTCCGGGTATGATGTTTATTGAAATGGCATCTTATGTTGGAGATGTTTTATCTTATTATACTGACTATGCTTTCAAAGAGGGTCTTCTTTATAATACAACAGAGAGAAAAAATATTATCGCTCTAGCAAAATATCTTGGTTATACAACTTCGCCGGCAAAAGGTGCCACCGGACAGATAAATGTATCTCAAATTTGTCCTACTACAGTTGATGAGAATGGAAATTATGTTCCTGATAATAATTATGCATTAAGTATTCAGGAAAATATGCAAGTGTCTAATAATGCTGGTGCATATTTTTTGACTTCTGAAACCATAGATTTCACAGTTAATACCAACTTATCTCCGTTGACTTCATCAGTTTATCAAAGAGATAATACAGGAGTTCCCACATTTTTCTTATTGCAAAAAACTTCTAATATTCGTTCAGGACAAATTGTAACTAAAACTTTTACAATTAGTGCAATGCAACCATTTATAAATCTTTATCTTGATGAGGATAATGTTTTGGAAATCATAAGCGTGGTTGATTCTGATAATAATCAATGGCATCAAGTTGATTTCTTAGCTCAAGAAATGGTTCTTACTGATGTTCCAAATAATGAAGCATTTGAAGGAACGCTTTCCACTTATCAAGGTACTGTTCCTTATATTCTTGATTACTTGAAAACATCACGAAGATTTACAGTTAATGTAGATGAAAATAATAAAACATATTTGCAATTTGGAGCTGGAACGAGTGGATTTGCTGATGAAATTATTAATTTAAGTTCACAACAAATTGGAGTTGGATTATCTAACATAAGTAATCTTAATTTACCAATAGACCCTTCTAATTTTCTTAATAATGACACTTACGGATTAGCACCACAAAATACTACATTGACTGTAACATATACAATTGGTGGTGGTTTTGAGTCAAATTCACCATCAAATTCCATTATCAATGTCGATTCAGTTACTATAAACAATTCAACAGATGGACTTACACCTGAACAAACGTCACTTCTCAATACCGTTCAAAGTTCTTTAAAAGTTAACAACCCAGATGCTACCGTGGGCGGTGCTGGACCTGAAAGTAATGACAATATTCGGCAAAATGCTATTGCTGCTTTTGCAGCTCAGAATAGAGTAGTTACACAAAATGATTATTTGGCAAGAGTATATGCATTACCCCCAAAATATGGTTCAATTGCTAAAGCGCAGGTTATAACTTATAATAGTTTGGATGTATATCAAAATCAAATTTTAACAGGAACAGTTAGTCAAGACAATATTGCTATTGTTAATAATGCCAATACCCAAACTTATTTTAGGAATGTTGCTTTTGATAGAAGCAATCCTTTT